CCATTGCTGTAGCACCTTGACCAAGCAATCCCGCACCAAACAAGACATTCTGTTGACCAGCTTGTTGTGCTTGAGCCGCCAATTGAAGGTCTTGTTGGGCACGAGCGTTATACAAAGCCTGTAGCTCAGGAGTTGTAGCACCCAATGAGCCACCTTGTGCAACAGAAACACCAGTTCTACCCTGTTGATAAAGCCTGTTTTGCAGATTAGCTAAATCCAACTCACGAGAAGGTTGAAGCAACTGCATTTGTTGATTGATGTAGTTCTGAGCAACGTCTTGTGGAGATTGAGAAATGTATTGATTACCTAAGCCAAATAAGTTCTGTGCGCCAGTCTGTAATGGTGCAAATTGACGTTGTGCTTGTTCTGCTTGAGTTAATCCTTGTCCAGCAAGAGCAACCAAACGATCCTGAGCATTCTTAGCTTCAGGTGACAACTGATAACCCGCAGAAGTCATACGACCTGTTACGGGGTCATAGGTGAACTGAGATGTACCAAAACGAGTAGTCATGCCTACAGGACGGAACTGAGCGCCTTCTACACCTGCTTGAGTAGCCGCAGTAACATTCTTGGCGGCAAGTTGAGCAGCGGCTTTGTCTTCTTCAGTCTGAAGGAAACCACCAACAGTTTTTAGACCGCTAGTGATAGTGTTACCCGTATCAAGAATCTTTTTAGCTAAAGCCGCATCTGTAAGAACCTTATCTGCCGCCAATTTTTGTGCTACAGACTCAGCAGTAATTCCAGCAGCCGCACCAGTAAACACACCACTTCCACCAGTTAAAGAAGTTACTGTTGGAACAGTAGCTCCAGTAGCCAGTGAGTTAGCAAGTTGTGTAGCCCCTAATGTGCCACCAACACCACCAGTAGCTAAATCAAGTTGAGCAAGTTCTGCGGCAGTTAACCCACCACTTAACAAACCACCACCCTCTGCTCCAGCAACAATATCAGCCACATTGGTAGCGGCAGCAAGGTTATTAGCGTTTAGTCCTAATTCACTAAGTGTTAGACCTTCTGTAGCTAATGCACCAGTACCCGCAGGACTAAACAATGAACCACCTAATAATCCTTGAGCAAGTGCAGTACCGCCAGCCGCCAAAGCAATAGGGCCAAGATTTTTAATCAGGTCTTGTGTCGTGGTAGTGATCTTTTCTTCACCACGATACTCACCATTAGGGCCGTACAACTGAATCATTCCTGGTCTATCAGGACTAACACGGCTGAAACTTAATTGTCCAGATTCATCTTGATAAGCATTAAATCCACCAGCCAAAGTGCGTTGACTAATTTCTGTTTGACCAGTCTCGTTATTAGCTAATGTTTGATTGTATAAACCATTGTTAGCAACATCCTGAGCAAGAACAGGAGTCATGCGAGAGACAATCTGATTAACAGGTAGACCAACAGCACTAGCCATCTGTTCAGGTGATATTTTGAATTTCTCCATATCGGAGACAATCTGAGCATCACTAAGATTAGGATTGGCTAATAAATAGTCAATAATTTGTTGGTTTGTTACTGCCATAGTTGTTGCCTCTTGAATAGGTTGTGGCGGAGTTGGTGTATAAACAGGTTCAGGAGTGTAAGCAGGCTCTGGCTGATAAACTGATGGCGCATATACTGGTTCTGGCGCGTATACAGGTTCTGGTGCTTTGGCAGCTTCATATCTTTGTTCAACTTGTTGTACAGGTATTCCGACTGCTTGAGCCATCATTGATGGAGTAACACCATACATATCCATAGCAGCAGAAATAGCAGCATCGCTCATGCCAGGGTTGGCTAAGAGAAAGTTAACTATGTCTTCGCTAGATACTGCCATGATTTTTCCTTAAGCATCACTTGTATTTGTGGATGGGAATGCTCTACCAGCACCCCAAATAATTCTTACTGCGCCAGAGCCACCTGGTGCTCCAATGGTTGGCGGATTAGTTGAAAATTGATACCAAAAACCTCCACCACCACCGCCACCATATAAACCACCAGCACCTCCATAATTGCCACCAGCAGCTCCATTAGAGCCGCCACCGCCACCATCTCCAGAGTTTGCTGATCCAGCAGAGCCGTTTAGTCCTTGTCCTAAAATTCCAGTACCGCCACCAGAACCACCTTGATTAACTGCTGATGTACCAAAGGTAGCGCCACCGCCACCACCGCCACCAGAGCCAACATCGCCTCCTGTACTTCCAGCTGTACCGCCATAACCAGTACCAGAACCAGAATATCCAGCAGCTCCGCCACCACCTGCGCCAGCGTATGAGAACGAACTATTTAGGGTACTTCCGCCATTACCACCAGCGCCACCAGTACCTCCAGATGCTCCTGTTCCTGCGAAACTACCACCAGCACCACCAACTCCGCCATTAGTACCACCTGAGCCACCATATGCTACTAATGTGCTTGTATTAACAAAGTAACTATCGCCACCAGGATTGCCATTAGCATTTTCACCATTAATTCCAACAGTACCGCCTGCACCAACTACTACTGTATAAGTATTTCCTGCCGTAACAGCATAGTTATTTATGTAACCAAGACCGCCACCACCACCACCACCACCATTTGTTTTGTTAATACTACTTCCAGTACCACCAGAACCTCCGCCACCAATACAAACAACACAAACTGAAGTTACGCCAGCTGGACATGTCCATGTATAAGTCCCAGCAGTTGTAAAGGCTTGTTGACTAACAGAAATAGCCCTGCCTGTTTGAAAGGAGTTAAGTGCGGCAAACATTATGGTGTGTATCCTTGTGCAACATTGCCATACCAATTAGCACCATCGCTAACAAATGAGAAGATGTCCATTTTTCCTGCTGTTGCAGTTACTGTTGGTGTACCAGCAACACTCCATTTAACACCAGTAAAAGTAGCACTACCATTACCTGTGGATGCTGCTTGTTTTAATAACAAAATAAACGACTTACCCGCAGTAGCTGTAGGCATCGTAAATGTGCAAGCAGTAGAAGCGGTTAAAGTAGCTGTCTGCACAGTGCCAGAAGTTAGACTGATCGTGCTAGAACTTGTCACAGTACCAATGGCAACCACACTCTCAACATAGTTCGTAACAGTTGGGTTTGTCAGGGTCTTGTTTGTCAGACCTTGAGTATCTGTAGTGCCAACAACATCACCACTAGGAGCGGTCTTAGCAGCAAAAGCCGCTAGATCAGAGTCATAGTCTTGCTTGGTAGCAATAGCCGTAGCAATGTTGTTGAACTCAGTATCAATTTCAGTACCCTTGACAATCTTATTTGCATTGCCAGAAGTAAGGTTATCTTTACTTGCAAAGTTAGTACTTTTGGTATAGTCTGCCATATCATTTCCTTATCTATTAAGATAATTTCCCATTTTTAGCTTGAATCTCAATCTTTTGTATAGACAATTGTGAGCCGTTAATATCTGATTCATAACCAGTTTGAACAATCTTACCCGTACCACTGGCAGATACCTTTAGAGTATTTAAAGCAATGCCATCAGAATAGTAAGCAACAGGATTTCCATTAGCACCATATTCTGCAATGCCATACTCAGAAACACCCTGAACAGGAATGGTTGCAGTTGAGCTTAAATAGTTCGTCTTAAAGTCAAAGCCCCATTTAAAGATGACAGGTTGATTCGTACCACCAATCACAACAATGGAAATCTTCTTTAAAACAGATATTTGATTCACATTACCAAGGTCAGCATGGTTCGTGTAATACTGCATCCGATACACACTTGTATGGTCGTTATATCCCGTATATTGACCAATGTAGCCATTCTTACCAATGTAGACAGCACCGCTTCTCAAAGATGCTAACGCTGTCGGAGTAATCGAGTCCCAAGTGGTTACACGGGAAGAACCATCTTGCAAAATAACCTTCGTATCAAAGCAGTAAACAGATTGAGTAACAGGCATCGTCAACAGATAGAAGCCTTCTCGCTCAGAGTAAACAGACTTAATGTTTGCCAATGTCTGTGAAGCAACATCACTCATCAAGTCATTACGTACATTCTTAGATAAGTCCCTCTCAGGAGCAGACTTCTCTTGAATCGTTCTCATCAAGGAACGAACACCTGAGTTTGACAAGAAGATCACATCAGAACTGGTTGTCTGAACACTGTCTCTTGATAAGCAACCAATTCCACCAACTGTGTCAGAAATAGACATCGTTGCGGGAGTAGTCGCACCCTGATAAACAAGAATCTGTCGTTTACCAAAAATAAATAAGAAACCATTGTGAGCAGCCAATGCCTGAACTTCATCAGCACCATTAGGCCAAACTCTGCTCGTGTCTAAAGTACCAGTAGTACCACCAGACCAAACATGACCCGCAATCAGATCAGAGAAGCTAACAGTAACCTTGTCTGTGCTAGAAGATGCCACCCATAAGCGACCATAAGCCGATATAGCGACATTCCCACTAGGAACAGTCCCTACATAGCCACTCTTTTCAGAAACCCGTTTATAAGTTGTTGTACTAACAGCAGGGTCATAAATCAGAGGGTCGTGACCAGTCTGAAAGAAGTAAGTAATCCCATTTAAGGAAGCACACTGCCAGTTACTTGCAGTAATGGTAGGAGCAGAACCACCCCCCCCA